GTTCGGGAAAGTTGGCGGTGCGGTCAGCGGCATCCTCGGCGGTCTCCTCAACGGATTGATGCCGCTGCTCCTCTCATCGAGCTCGCTCGCGTGCGTGATCTTCATGTTTTTCAGTGCCTTCACTGCCACATCGTCTAGAATGGGCTGATTGTTTTCTTGGTTATGAGCAAATAATGGAAGCTTTTCAAGGGTACCTCGAAAGCGGCTCGATTCTTTACATGAACGTACCGTGGTTCGAGTGATCGGGTTTTTTTTGACAGCTGAAAGGAAGGAACAACAACAAGACCAGTGCGACAGAGATGCCACCATACCAATTTAAACGACCAATCACAGTTAAAGGAACGCCGTTTAGGCCGAAGCCGAAACCCAAGGAGGGGGAGCCGAAACCCAAGGAGGGGGAGCCGCCGAAACCCACGGGCGGTAAGAAGCCTGGCGCTGCCAAACAAACTGGAAAATGGTTGGGGAAAAATTGGGGCTGGCTCGCTGGAGGTGGCCTGCTCACATGGATCCTGCTGGATGATGGTGCCGATGACAAGCTCGGGGACGCGTTCGGGAAAGTTGGCGGTGCGGTCAGCGGCATCCTCGGCGGTCTCCTCAACGGATTGATGCCGCTGCTCCTCTCATCGAGCTCGCTCGCGTGCGTGATCTTCATGTTTTTCAGTGCCTTCACTGCCGCATCGTCTAGAATGGGCTGATTAATTTTTTCTTGGTTATGAGCAAACAATGGAAGCTTTTCAAGGGTACCTCGAAAGCGGCTCGATTCTTTACGTGAACGTCCCATGGTGCGGCTACTGCAAGCGAGCTCGCCCAGTTCTGCAGCAACTGGCCGGGCGGATGGGGGGTGCGGTCCCTGTCTATGATGTGGATGGTGACGAGTGGAAAGTATTGCTCCAGAAGAACCTGGGGGGAAATGCGCCAACATCCTACCCGACGATCCTCTTTTTGACTAAAGATGGTGGTATAGTGGAGTTTGAGGAAGAGCGAACTTTGCAGGACCTCGTCGCGTTTGCGTGTTTGAACGCCAGCGAGGCGCGCGGTACCATCGGTGCATGCAACGCATGATTTTTTTATTGATGTGTGTCAGAACTCATGGACCTCATTATCCTGCTTCTTGTGGGTATCCTGCTAATGATGGCTGGCGCTGTCCAGAGGGGATCGAACGTGAAGAGCGATCTGTCGCGATCGATTCTGGAGGGGAAGGAGACCGTGGACGCCGATCCCAACGTGAAAATTGTGTATAAGTATCTACCTGCAGATATCGATACGTACTACCGACTCGGTCCGCACAACAAACCGTCCGAAATGTACGCGCCTATTTTCAACGAAAGCGAGATGGATTTCATGCGGTAGACTCTCAAACCTGCAAACGTGTAATCGAATTTCGATTACATGTTTTTTGAAAAGTTGTACCTCATTTGTACCTCATTTGTACCTATACCTTCTACCTTAATTAGTGCTGAAGACCAGTGCTGCCATTCCGGAACTGAAGCGCAATATGTTGAACGTCCTTGCATATACCCTGACGCGTCCGTCCGATCCACCACCGCTGAATGACGAGTCGAGTGTGAGGATGAGGTGGGCTGTGTCGGCCCGAGAAAAGTTCAGTGTCCCACTTGGCGTCGCCCCCTCGGGACTCAGTGCAAAGCTGTATGAGTATACCTTCTTCGTCTTTGGGATGCGTGTGTGATGGAGATAGGGCTGTACCAAACGGAAATACGATCCAGATCGCTCGCTGAACCTTGCCGATCCGTTGATATGAATGACCGCCTTATCCACCGGATCGATGGTGCTGCCGGAGGGTGCATCATAGTTGAAGTAGTTGTTTCCCGAGACGGGGTATTGACTTGGCGTGAGGCCGCTGTTGTAGGACGCTGCACGATTGTACGTCCAGATGAGCTCGGAGCATGGGTGGGAGAAGTCAAGGGAAATCTTCCGCTGGAGACTGGGCTCTTCTCCAGAAACAATGATGGGCACGTCGCCGAGGAACTGGATTTCACGGTGGAGGTACTCGATTGGCTTGGTCGAAGAGGAGAACCGGCGCCGTTCCTCCGTCCCGAGGAAAATGAAGGTGACGTATGACTGGATTGTGGCGTCGGGGACCCGTCCTGAAGAGCTGACGAGCGACGAAACGGCCGAGGTTGACTTGATGAGTTCGAGGTAGTCCCTAAAATCGTAGTTAATTTGCACTTGATGGTGCGATAAACTGACGATCGGGATTGCCAGCCCTGGTTCCGTGCAAAATGAAAAGGTGAGTGGGATGTACAATTTGGTCGCTTCCTGAAGGCTGTTATCGTAAATGTCCCACGAGGTATATTTGCCGACCATGGCATTGAACCCTTCCTCCTTCTCGGCTGGCATGATGAGCTCGCTCTCTGCATCCATGAACTCGGACGTGAGTCTCGAGATTCTGGACCCACCAATCGTGAGGTCGACGGTGCGGAGGAGGGCGAGACCGACCCCATCGCACCAGCGCAAGCTGATGAGGTCCATGGTACTTGACCAGCTTCCCGGCGTCGCACTAACCACGCGGCGCACTTTGACCGTGTACGTTTTGGAGGTATCGAGACCTGTCAGTGGAATATCGGTGACGCCGGCGTCGCCGTTGATTGTTACTGGGGAGCTTCCGTCGTCCAAGTACACATCATACGACTCGTCTGCACCATCCGTCGCCGGGATGACCTTCACCTTGGCCGTGGTGCTGCTCGTGTACCTCGCCGAAATGATCCCGGGGATGGCGGCTCCGGCCGAGACCACACTGTCGACCGCGTAATCCAGAAGCGAAGGGAGATCCACCTCGAGAAATATGGAACTGACGAGGTCGCCTGAGCGAGTGAGCGTCAGGACCGATCGGCGCCCGAACTGGGGCACGGACTGATGCGTTTGCGGAATCGATTCCATGGAGAACACGGAATGTTTGCGGTACAGCAGGCGGAAAAAGGTGACGGTTGGATCCCCGGTGAGGAGAACATCTTCTTTGCCGTACAAGGCGAGTTGTGTAACAGCTCCACCCATGATATTTGCCTCCCGCAAGATAAAATCACCGCCGAGAAAACGTGTCAACAAAATCCTCGCAGCCCTCAGACCATGACCTTCAACATGTATTACCGGGCGAGGGAGGTCTTTCCGAGAATCTGGATCGGGAGCATGGCGGACGCCGCCTCGACCGAGTTCATGCGTGCACACAACATTGGCCTGATCATCAACTGCACGAAGGATGTCCCGTCCTCGTTTGCAGCCACCATTCCAACGTACCGGATCCCCTTGGACGATATCGAGTCGAGTTCGTCGACGCTTTACCAGTACGCCCCTACAATTTCAAGGGAAATGTGGAAGCACCTTGACAGGACGGATACGTCGATCCTTGTCCATTGCGCCGCCGGTATCAGCCGGAGTGCAAGCATGGTTGCCTCGTACCTTATCATCGAATATGGGTACAACGTGAGGAATGCAATTCAATTCATTCGCCAGAGGAAGCCGGAAACGTTCCAGCCGCGCCTGGTCTTTTCGAGCGCACTTGCCTTGCTACATCAGAATAGAATGCAGAACCTGTAAAACTTTAAAGATCACGAGAACATTGTAAAGTATTGCGAAAAGAGCGCCACATCGTCGACATTCATGGAGAGATCTGCGTGCAAGTGGATGGTGAACCCACCACCGTAGCTCGACTCGGGGACGTAGATTTCTCGCATGTTTGAATGTTCCTCGCGATCGTCCGGCGGGCACGTCGCCTCTCGGACCATCTTCTTGACATTCTTTGGGGGGTCCTCGGGGTGCAAGTAGACGTGTTCCAGATTCTGGAACCTCGATAGCCACGTGATCGGTGGGATTTGCGAGAGGTGGAGCGTCTGAACACTGGCCGAACACCACCAGCGCGCCTGGAGATTGATGTACGAATCAAAAAGCAAACATCCACGCAGATCGAGCGTCTCAAGGCTTTCCATTGTTTCTATACCGTCGAGATCTTGGTTCGTGATGGTCGAGTTTCCGCTGAGATCGAGGGTCTCGACATGTCTCAGGTAGTGGAGATCGGGATCCGCGACATCCTCGAGGGCCAAATCTCGCAACGTGACGGATTTCAGCGCGGGGCACTCGCTGAGCACCTCTGGGATGTGCCCGAACCGGCTTCCTTCGATGTGGAAGGACTCTAGGTTTCGGAGATTTTGGAGGGCGTGTACCCACAGATTCGAACCGATACTGTTCGCGCAGACGGAGAGGTGTCGGAGCGACTGCGGTAGGTGACAGTTGGCACTGCACCCGAGCGAGTAGCACGCGATATCCAACGTCTCCAGGTCGGGGTACATCGTAGCGAACTCGCCAGGCAATACGATGTGGTCAGTGGTGACCACCCGGATCGTTCGCAGCTTGGAATGTTTTCCTGACAGCGCCCCCGGAAAATGCGGGACCCCCTTTGCCGTGACCGTGAGGTGTTCGAGGTTCGGTAACAACTCGAGGAAGGATAATGAGATGGTGCTCCTATACCGAATATCGAGGCGTTTGAGGGACGCGCCGATATATGGGAGAACTTTGTGGAAGCCGCACCATTCATCCTCGGAGATGATGGTCAGGTCCTCGACCGCCCCGGGAACCCGGCATAAGAAGAACTCGGCGTTCTCGTTGCCGAGTACGTGGAGACGTTTCGGGGCATCCACCTGGCGGTAGAATGTGTCGCAGAGCGAACGAAACACCATCACGTCCCGGGGGCACGCGAATTGGTTCGCGATAAGGTTCGCGGGACCCGACATGTTTCGCGGATCTCGGGAAATTGCTTTGAATAAAATACCGACTAGATTCACGGAGACAAGGATGAGTGGCGTTTATCTTGGCATAAGTCCACCAGACCGTGACCATGAAAACGCACCGGACTACGCCCAACTCCACGACTGCACGCTGGTCTCGAAGGAGGGGATCGGGGTGAAGGCCAATACATTCGTCATGGTCCAGGCCTGCAGCCTACTCTCCTCATTTTTCGAGGATATGGGTGATGACGCGACTGATCGAGTGTTCCACGTCCCGAACGTGGACTGTGAGACATTAGTTTTATTGGTCGGGTTACTCCACGGGACGAAGCATGTGAAGAGCATGGTCAGCGTCGACGAGATTCGACGGGTCCTCCTGGCCATGGACTACCTGGGCTGCAGGACCAAGTTCTCGAAGATCGTCTCGAGGATGTGGTGCCTCATACGCCTCCTTCCCAATACCGGGAAAACGTTTGATCTATTGTGCGAGAACGCGACGTTGATCATGCCGGAATACAGTGTCTGCCTTCTGAACAAGGCCAAAGCAATTTATCCCGAGTGGCACAGGTTCGAGAAGATCTTCGATACGTTGGACATGAACCCGAAACTTGCGGTGCACTGTATGAACACGCTCGCCGTGTCGTTCCCACCCCTCCTCATCGTTCGGGGGATCATCAACTCGTCACCGCCGAGGCATTTGCACGAGATCCTCAGGTCGATCCTCACAATACCGAGGATCGGGTTACAGTTTCATCCGGAGGAGTTCATGCTGCTCCTCAAATCGTCCGTTGAGTCCGTACACGATACGCTCGATCCGTATACTGCACTTGCGAGAGCTTGTCTCGACTCGTATTTGGGCGTGAACGTACCCTTATGCGTATCGAAAGTGACTGGCTCGTTCATTTTCTTTCAGCACAAGGCAAGATGCTCGTTTCTGATCACACTGAAACGACCGCTGACAAAGAAGGCAAGAGTCCAGTTCCAGCACGGAACGGCCACGTTTGACGTGGATGGTGGACAGGGATCTGTTCATACAAGTATCCAGCTACATAGATTTCACGAGACAGCGGAGAGCGTCGACGAAGCCTATATTCGAGTGGTACCGATGTACGCGCGGGACCTGGGCTCGCCTGATCTCGATTTTGACAGCATGAAAGACACGTGGCATGTCGTTTCGGATATAGATCATGCAAATAGAGGAAGTATCACGCACCGCGTGGACCTTCCGAAAGCAACCTTCCCGCTCCTGAGACATCTCCGATACGATGTGTTCTGGCTCCACGACCCCAGAATTTGAGAGGATTTGCAATTTTTATATTGTAAATAAGACAGGAGAAGCATGACGGAGAATACGCGACCGGCAGGTGATAATAGGCTCACATACACATTGACGACCGACAAGAGGGAGATCGGGACGTTGGTCGGGCAGCTCTCGCACAAATCGGAGGATGCAGAGGCCCGCATTCAATCCGAGAACGTAAAATGTCTCGTCAGGGAAAAGGTTACCGTGGACGAGATGGATCGAGACATTGGAATGTACAACGGAATGACGGAGCACCGAGACCTCCGCGAACTCCTCCCACATCTCATCGCGTATGGTAAAATGGAGGATGGAACATTCGCCAAGGTATTTGAATTGCAGGGCCGCACGGGTCCCATCCCAACGGAACCGCTAGAACACTGGAAGACGTATGGTAAGCCCCACGTCTTACTTGCCATGACGATGTGGCGCCATGGCTTCTATTTCGAGCGGATCATTCCAAATATGGTCACGGATACGGTCCCTCTGAACGTGATTTCCTTCCAATCGATCAACCGCTTTTCGCAAAAAATCTCCAACTACTTGGTCAGGGTCATGCAGAGACCGATCGCCGATCTTCACGCGTCGGAGATCCCGAGCCTCGAGTCGCTGTATGCGATCCCCCGGGCCTGGAATACGATGAGGATGCGATGCATCGAGGTTTCCGGTCTGTTACCTGGGAACACGTCACCCTGTGACTCGACCCACTTGCCGAATCACACGCCGCCAGATGTCGAGCGATTGAAGAAATTCATTCGGTTTTATTACCCGGGCTCGCCGAGGACGACGTACGGTCCGCGATCGAAAAAGAAGACCACCACAAGGTATTTGAGGAAAATGTTCGATCAGGTGAGACAGTTGCGTCAAACGGGGCAACTTGGCGGCATGCGCATGAACATGGCGAGGGAAATCGAGCGCGAAACGGGACCTTCCCCGCAGGTCGGTCGGAGAATGGAATTGATGAAGGAACTGAACGACGCGATGAAGAAGGGGGGAGACGCGCAGAAACAAGTGGTGGAGAAGATGGTGAAGATGAGGAACGATGGGAACCTTCCTCCTGGTATGGAATCCTTTCTCGAGCGAATGATTAAGTTCCAGAAAATGGGAGATGCCACACCGAGCGATATAAACCAGGGCAAACTCGTCGAGGAGTTGATGAAAAAGAAGGAGGAAGGCGTCCTCACCCCGGAGATGGGTGCCCTCTTGCAACAGATCACATCGGCAACGAAAGCGGCGGCCACAACGCCTGCAACGATGCCGCCCCCGGCGGCGATTGGCGCAACCGGATCGAACGCCACTGGACCAGCTATCGAGGACGCGGATGCCGCGCAGCGCAGACTCATTGAGGCGCTCGAGAACGGGGACGAAGACGCAGTGAAGATGATCCTCGATGGCAAATTTGAAGCCTACCGGAGCTCGCTTTTGCCGAAACTCCAGGAGGCCCTGAAGAGCGGGGACAAGAATGCCATCCGCGATATCCTGAACGAGGAAGCCGAGTCCAGGCGCCGTGAACGCGTCGTCCCCCAATTGATCGAGACGCTCATGTCTGGTAAAGGGGACGCCCTTGGCGTCCTTGGTGAAGAGCGATATAAACAAGAGGTGGAGAAGATCCTTCCCGATATGCTGAATCAGATTGGGGAGGGGGACGTTGATGGGGCGCACCGAAGCCTCCACAAACACATGCACCGTTTGGAACGCTTGAAGACCCGGGGCAGTAAGAAACGCTCGGCCGCTGGAGGTGGTGGATTCTCCCCGGGTGTTTCCTTGCGGGGGATATCGTTGTCGTCTCCAGATGAGCAGTGGGTCCGTCGAAGTCACTAGATCTTGACAACTGACAAGGAGACTGTCGGCGGGAAAACACCGAAATTAAATTTTGTGCGATTTGCAAGCAATGGCGGACGATAGCAATCTCAGTATTCAGAAGTATGACCCGACCCATTGCCCGGAACATGCAGTCATCGTCATAATCGCCAAGCGTCGGAGTGGAAAATCGTTCCTCCTTCGCGATTGGTTGTATCTGCATCGTCACAGATTCTTCGCCGGGTTGGTCATGAGCGGCACGGAAGAAGGCAACCATTTCTACGAGCGAGAGGTGGGCATTCCCCGAGCGTTCATCTACAACGACTTTAACGAGGAGGCGTTGATTCGACTCGTCGACAGGCAGCGGAAATTGACGCGACAAGGGAAGGCACAGCCAGTGTTCGTCGTCCTGGATGACTGTGCGTTTGACAAGTCAATTTTCAATAAGAAGGTGATCCGCCAGCTTCTACTGAATGGAAGGCACTGGAAGATACAGTTGTACATCTGTATGCAGTACTTTCTGGACGCTGGCCCCGGTATTCGAGCGAATATTGACATGATTGTTCTCTTAAAAGACAATATGCATAGGGAACGGTTGTACAAGACGTTCTTCCAGATGGTTCCAAATTTCAGTCTCTTCAATAGCATCATGGACAGCTGCACCTCAGATTACAAAGCCCTCGTGCTGGACAATGCGAGTACATCGACCGATCTCACGCAGTGTCTCTTCTGGTACAAGGGCAAAGACCGTAAACCGTTTCATATTGGGCACAAATCCTTCTACGAGTTTAGTCAGAAACGGTCACGGGACGAGGACGAGGACGAGGACAATCCCAAACCGAGGAAGCGCGCCGGGTCAAGAGTCAAGCTATTGAAATGAAATATTGCTAATGAGAAACGAGCATGATCGGGACCGTCGTTCTGCTCGTGGCCACTGGCATTGTCGCACTGATCACAATAAGGGCATGGGCCGCGTCCCATGATTCCGGTCCAACGACCGTCATCGGTGACATATTCACGCTGCGCGACCTCTCGCAGCGAGCGTCCTGGGAGGATACCAAGGCATTGTACCAATAGTTCTGTAAGGATTCGTCAGGTTTCAACGGGTTACAGATCCAAGTTTCCGAATGTCTTCAAAAAATCAGGAGAATCCGAGAACGGGGAGGGTGGACCGGCAGATTTGCTCGCGCGAAGCGGAAAGTTCTCAAGCAGATCCTCCACTGTCACGGTATTGGTTGCCATCATGTCGGCGTACATGATGGCGTCCAATTCGGCGCTGAATTCACGCTCGATCATCTCCAGGAGAAAGTCCCCGCGCTGGTTCGCCATTCGGTGCGCCTCGTCCAATTTCTTGACGGACGCGAGATGAGCCCGGCGCAATGATCGCTCCCTGTGCTCGATGTAGTCATTGACGATGCGATATCGGTCGCGATCATATCGCATCCTATTGAGAATCATTCGCTGGACGACGGAATGGTACGCGCGCGAAAAGTTCGCCATGACGAGTTTGAATGTCTTATGATTTTGGTATCAACCGGGTCCGTGCGGGAAATTCATCAGAAATTTTCTCTTGGGCGAAACTACCATTAAGGTCTAAAACAAACAACTCTCTCACTCAATGTCCGGAGGTCTCCTTCAGTACGATATGTGACGCGTCATAGCATGTACCAGAATCTCGTTTGCCCATCTTTGACCTGATTCTGACATTCTTCTCTCTTCCACTTTTCTACAGGCTCGTCGCATACGGAAGTCAGGACGTCTACTTGTCCGGCAACCCATCTATTTCGTTCTTCAAGGCTATTTACCGGCGTTACGTACGTTCATTTCCCCGATAGGGTATACCCTCGCAAATTCACCTGCTGACATGAATTACAATGCACTTACTGTCCACTATCATCACTCCTTTTATTGCAGACGTCGTTCGCCCTGGAGTCTATTCAGACCACGTTCTCGGGGTCTGTGGACTTCGGCAAGAGGGTTTCGTGTACCCTTCCTCGCAATGGCGACTTGGTGACGACCCTCTTCCTCGAGGTCGTGATGACCAAGCACGCGTCCAACGCCTCGTACTACCCTGCTGAGCAGTTCGTGAAGGAATGCGACATCGAGATCGGCGGACAGAAGGTCGACAAGATCTACAACGATTCCATGCGCATCTTCTCCGAGCTCTACCACACCAAGTCCGAGAAGGAGGGATACAGGAGGCTCGTTGACTTTGCCGACCCTGCTGCCGGAGGTCACCCGGGATCCAAAGAGCGATTTTTCGTCCCCGTCCAGTTCTGGTTCTCGCGCGGTGCCTCTGGACTCGCCCTCCCGCTCGTTGCCCTTCAGTATCACGAGGTCAGGGTCAATTTCCTGTTCGCTAGCTCTACGGAGATGGCCCTCAACGGTGTGGACACGACCGTCACCCCCGAGGCCACGCTGTTCGCGACCTACGTGTATCTGGACTCTGCCGAGCGCAAGCGTTTCTCCCAGAACTCGCACGAATACCTGATCTCTGTGCTTCAGCACACTGGTCCAGAGTCGATTGCGCCGGGAACCACCAGCAAGACGTCGAACTACAGGCTGAACTTCAATCACCCGTGCAAGACCCTCTGGTGGGCCGTCAAGGACGCTTCCAAGTACGGAAAATTCTCCACCGGGGCCACTGGTACGACCGACGACCGCTACGCTCCGATCCAGAACGTCAAACTCCAACTGAACGGACATGATAGGTTTGAGGCCAGGTCTGGAAAGTACTTCAACAGCGTGCAGCCGTGGGAGCACATCAAGGGATCTATCCCTGCCGCTGGCATCTACATGTACAGGTATGTAGTTTCTACATCGTTGATGACTCGATAACTCTCTAACGAAATGGCGAATTGTGGACTAACATCAAACATTGCACGCCCTCTTTGCAGTTTCTGCCTTCGCCCGGATGAGATCGTGCAGCCCTCTGGCAGCTGCAATATGTCTCGTATCGATAATGCCTCTCTCTTGGTGACCACCAAGGCGGGAAGCGTTGCCTATAACGATGAGGCCAATATCCTGGATGAGACCATGACGCTTGCGAACGTCGAGGGTAACCTCACGTCCTTGCTCGTGTTCGCCGAGTCGATGAACATTCTCAGGATCTTGAGTGGAATGGGAGGACTTGCGTACAGCTCTTGAGTCAACTAAATCTCATAGCAGGTAGGTATGTATAGACCAAATAGTCCCAAAAACAAATAAAACAAAAAAGACCTTCGGGTCGCCAGAATTGAAACGATTCTGGCGAACTCCGAGCTCGGCAGACCTGGTTCAATTCGACGTCGCATGATATATACTTCGTCGGGATCAAGCAAGGCTCTTCGGGCGTTTCCCGCACGCAGACAAGACTGCAGCAAATACAATTGACCCGTTAAATTCAATTCATCCAAATGATGACACGCGAGTCAGCGAACCAAACTCCTCGAATCATTCGCGAGGATGGCCGGGTCGAGTACCTTGACATCCGCGCCCTTGCCAATACCGAGGGCGACATATCATTTTGGTACGAGTTGGAGGATGAGGAGGACATCTTCCGCCCGGGCAAATGGACGAGAATCAAAATATTCGTGAAACGGTTGATACCATGTCTGTAAAACTATTTGCAAACTTTGATTGTTCTGGACAACGCCGTCCTCAAAGAAGGTATTCTGCTAATATCGTTCAGTAAACGTTCGCCGAAAAAGAAAAGGTTCGCGGGAACATAACCTTAAAGATCGCCACGTGTCACACCCCGGCAGATCATTTCCTCAAATCATCCACCCGCCGCGAACCATTTCAAAGGTTCGCCACATCTAAAGGTTCGCCACATATAAAGGTTCGCCACACCGAAAGGTTCGCGGGAACATAACCTTAAAGATCGCCACGTGTCATACCCCGGCAGATCATTTCCTCAAATCATCCACCCGCCGCGAACCATTTCAAAGGTTCGCCACATCTAAAGGTTCGCCATACCGAAAGGTTCGCCAACACACATACAAACGACCAACATGAACCAAGTCATCACCATCGTGAGCGGTCGCCCCGGTATCCGCGACCGGTCGAAGCCGATGTGGGACGTTGTCCGCAACGCCCGAGAGCTCGACGTGAACAGTGCCGTCCTCCCCCCCGAGATCGATTCCCGCATCCATGCCCTCGTGCAGCAGTCGCCTGGTCACAGGGTGACGGACAGTGGCATCGACCTCGCGGTCGTCGTGTTCCCAATGACAGGACTCCCCCGACTGGCGACCATCCCCCTGGCGCATCCAACCTCCGCCGGGAAGAAGCCCCTGCTCTACTCTGGAGATGCGATTCAGACGCAGACGATCGTCACCATGCTCCTCGGTGACGAGCACGATATGACACAGAACGTCTACGCGTCCATTGCGGCCTTCCGAGGATCGAGGACCCTCTGCCTCATCCCGGAGAACCACCCCATGGAGCGCCAGATTTTGGCCCATCTGGATATCGAGATGGTCCAGATGAGCGCTGCCGGGGTCAGGGAACGTGTCTTCTTCCAGACCAAGGTGTTCGGAGCTGGTGCGTCGTACAGCAAGTCCCAGTGCCACATCAGTCATCCGATGTTTCGCATGTGGTTCCATTCCTGCCAGGACATCTACGCTCAGTGCAACGTCTTCTACCCGGTGTCCACCACTGAAAGGCCAAGGGCAGTGCACGTCCCCGCTGTACAGGGAGGCGTTTCGAAGAGAGTCGCCCCACCGACAGGCATGGGGAAGGGTGCATCGTTCCTGCGCGGGAAAGGTCTCCATGGGCCGGGGATGGGGAAGCAGTTGATGTCCACCAAGATGATGGCCCAGTCACTCCCATCCGGCCTTGATACGTACAAGAAACTGATGAACACGCTCATCATGGGCAAGGTTCAAGGGCTGTTACGCGAGGACATTGACGATACGGAGTGGATCAAGGCCCAGCATCTCCTGACGCTCCTCCGCGACGCATCTGCAGACGAGGATGCGTTTGCGGTGCATATGGCCGGGTACCGCGATATGGATCTCTCTGAGTTGGTTGAGAACCTCCTCACGGACCAATGGCAGTTGACCAAGGTGCTTGATGCCAAAATGGTCAATGACACCATGGCCGAGCTTTCCCAAGTGATTGAGCAACTGTCGTAATATCTTTGAAATTTTAAACCTTATATAACCAAAACGCAATGTCCGGATCGCTGCTCCAACTGCTGTTGCGCGGTGAGGAAGATGGGAATATCATGTCGGAAGGCTTTGACGCTTACCGCCCATTTAGACAGGTTGTCAAACGCGCGGTTAGCTTTTCGACCCAGTGGGTCGACATCGATGCGGCATTACCATCCTCGAAGTTTTTCGGTGAGACGCTCCGCGTAACCATTCCACGCAAGGGAGATGTTTTGAGAGGGATCATGCTCGCCATCAAGGTGAAACGTGCCGCAGGAACGAGCCTGTTGCCCGGGATCCAATTGATTGAGGAGGCGACCATTTCATCTGGACGACAGACCCTCGAGACCGTGTCTTCCGAGTATACATTACTCAAACATTACTGCCAGGAAGACGCCGACGAAAAGACGACGACGGAACGACTCGCCTCGTTCCAGGATGGCGAGACGCAGGGTTTGATTAAGACCTTCTACGTGAAAATCCCCTTCTTTTTGGAGAAGACACCCATCCCGCTGATTGCCGTCCAGAACCAGAACCTCCAACTTGAAATCAAGTTCGGACAGGCGTCGTTGGCGCTCGACCCGACCTATCAGCCAAAACTCGAAGCTCTTCTTCTAGACTATGGCTACATCGACGATGCCGAACGGAGGTTTTATGCTCGAAATGAGCACAAGTTACTGATCGAGCGCCTTCAGATCCACGAGGAACCCGTCGTCATGCAGAAGAGTAACGTGTCGAAGATCTACACGGCGCAAAATGATGCACTCGGAGATTATGATTCGGTGGTCGGTGCGGGCGCTCTGGAGACAATCAACCTCGGGGACCGAATTGCCCTCGTGGATAACCCTGCATGGACAGGCAAGACGGAGATCTTTTACAATGTGGACAGTCCCGCGAACTACTCGCTCCAGGGAAGATTTCTCCTCTCACAGACAGGGAGTGTCGGTATTCGTTGGGCAACGTACTCGGATGGAGCTACAGACTATGGGTACACTTTGGACGTCGACGTGACCGGGGGCATTATGACAGTCACGTTGAAGCGCGATGGGACGACCATCGCATACTTTACGGATGACGAGGTCTATTCCGATGTCCGCACGACAGTGACGGGCGACTCGAGCCCATCGACTGATCTGACATCGCTCTTCGCCATAGGCGAAGCATGGTTGGTGTTTGATATCTCTCACAACCTGGAATCCACCAGCGGGATCAGTTTATCATTGACCGCAGAGGGGTACGTTTCTGGGGGGTACCTGGCAGACATTGCCGCGGTCAGTTCAACGTCATGGACGTATACGTTCGTGGAAGGTTACTCGGCTGTAGACACGATCGATAAGTCCACGACGTACAGCTTCTATGCTGATTCCGAGTACGACTGCCTTTTCATGGACACGACATTGTCTGTGCAAAAGGTGCTCGTCGTACCCGTTTCCAACAATCTGAACACCGTTCAAACCAGACTGACCTTCCGCGGGCCGATCCGATACCTTCTATGGTGCTACACGAGATCGGGAACTGGACAATTCGGAATATTCAACACGAGTGGGACCGCAACGAACACGCTCGAGCGTCACAACGTCCTCCACTCTGCCCGCTTGCTATTGAACGGGCAAGACAAGACCGGGACGATGTCCAATACATTCTTCAACCAGGTTGAGACCGCCCGGGTGTTCAAGAAACCTGTCCCCGGCGGCGTGTACTGCATCTCGTTTGCACTCGACCCTCTCGTCACGCAACCCAATGGATCGTGCAACTTTTCACAACTGCAGAGCATCATCCTGGTGCAACACTTGAAGTCGTATAGCGAAACGATCAGTAGCGACATTCTTGATCTCGACGAGACCGAGGTCTTGACAACTGGGAGGGACACTGTGCGACTTGTCGTATTTGCTGTTGGGTGGAACGTTCTGTGGATCGCGAATGGAGGCCTCTCACTCGGATATGTCTAAAAAAACGTGTGTAAAAATTTGGCCAAACAAACTGTTGACTGATGACAGGAGCATGAAAATCTTAGTCTACGTCCTCGCCCACAATGATGAGACCTTGGCGAAGGCCAAGGACGAGTACGGTAAGTACGACTGGGCCAAACCAATCCTGATCCCGCAAACCATTTGGTTAGAGAGCGTGATGTACGTCTCGTATTTGCAGGAGCACCGTGCAGAGTGGGAGGATATGGACTATGTTGGGGCGTTTTCGTGGAGCGCCTCGTCCAAGCAGCCCCTCGTGCACCGAATCCCAGAAATATGCACCGAGTCACATAATAAGGACACGGACGTGATCGCGCTGATGTATCGCGGTGACCCCCTTGTGGAATCCGCCGAACGGTGGCACCCGGGGTTCACCGGGTGCTGGTTGGCGGCGTGGCGGAGTGTCGGCTTCATCAACGATGACTTGCTGTTACATACGTCGATCAAGAGCTTCTACTGCAACTACTGGCTTGCTCGTCCGTCGTTTATGACCGAGTATTGTACGCTGATGGCGTATTTCGACCTCCGACTGCGATTGGATGGGACGCTCAAGGAAATCCTCTGGCGAGACTCGGATTACGAGACGAGGGGGGAGAACATTGCCAAAATGCCGGTCGAGGCGAAGATGACTCTCTGGAACGTACCGTACTATCCTCAGCTCGTCTTTGTTGCGGAAAGAATGATCTGTTTATACGTTTCCCTGCGTTCAAAAAGGACGTGTTTCATCAAGTAAGAAAGTCTGAAAACAAAATCGAGCCGATGGTAGAATAATGTCACGCACCGAGAAGCCGGGGCTCACGAGCCACCTGATCCGAATCGATCCCCTTTCCCGGGATATTGTGACGTACCCAAAGACGTCGCATTACCGCGTCGAATTCGGTACGACGTTTACGAATATCGTCGGACTGGAGCTTGTTGACGCCAGGATCCCTTTCACAGAGCCAACGATCACCAGCGACCGAAATACATTCATGTACCTGGTTGGGTCGGGGACGGTTCGAACAGTGACCATCGACCCCGGCATGTATACGGCAAGCTCCCTTGTTACCGAGATGAATACGCAGTTCACTGCCCACGGTGACGGAATGTCCGTGGCGTACAGCGCGACCACTCAGAAACTTACGTTTAGTGCAGGGGGGGGCTTCTCCATTTTCCCATCAAGGAGCACGATGCGACGCGTGTTGGGCATCACGTCTGATGCGTACCGAGTGGAGTCGTCGTCATCGTCGTATACCCCGAGCGGCATGGTGGACGTGACTGGGAGCACGAAGTACCTCGTGATCAAGTGCACCGACCTCGACGAGCCTTTGCTCAATGCCTCATGTGACCCAGGGGTGGGCATCCTCCATGTGAGCGACCCCCCGGAATTTAGAGCGTACCCCATGCATCTTTTCCCGGCGACCAAGCAAAAACTGGCTGGACTCACGATCAGAATTGAGCGTGACTCCGGAGTGGAATATGATACTGGCGGGCTCAACCACGTTCTCCTGATCCGACTGCTCACTCGAGACTAGCCTCCGGTCAGTATGTTTGCCTCGATGTCATGGCCAGAATGAGTCCTGCGAGGACAATGCAAACCGCGATCGCGACGGCGATCGTGATTTTCTCCACAGTGCTCATGCCCATGCGCTGTTTGTCCCCAAGTTTGGTTGGTGCCCCGGTTGGTGCCCCGGTCATGGGACCCATTGTCACCATAGACGCGGGGAGGGACGTGGGGGTAGTAGCGTTGAAGGGTGGAAGCGTTGGGATGCCCATGGTATTGGACGGGAGAGGGGGGAGTGTCGGTTGGCTCATTGTTACTGTAAATTCAGAAATGAAAAAAAATTAGGCCCGCCTGGTCGACTTCCTTTTCTTCGTGTACGGTGCAAAGCTTGCACGCAGCAACGGGTTCGACTTCCAGCGCCTGAGAGCGATATCTCGCATGGCCTTGAAACGGATGCGGTACGTCCCGTCAGACTGCCTCACACGGACGAGTCCAGATTTCTTGACACCTCCGGGGGTCATCAGGGCGGTCCCATGATAGACTTGTGCGGGCGTTCCGAATCGCTTGCTTGGGATCTTATTCACCATCTTCCTTGGTGAGGTATGCTAGAATATATTCACCGGGACTCGTTGGACTCGTTGGACTCGCTGGACTCACCGGATTCGTCGGAGTCGCTGGAATCACCGGATTCATCACCATCTGCCCCCGGACACCCGTCACTTTCAGGGAGGAGGGATGTCTCGTCATCTGAAGATGGGTGTGACGATGAGGGTATATATGATGGGTCCTCATCACTCTCTTCATTCGACCAGGGGTTCCCCGGTGGCGGGAGGAGGTGCTGCGGCACCTTGATTTTCCTTCTGGAGCGTCTCACGTCGTGGCGGTGGACGATTCCCATGGGTGTTCTGGTGTTACACTCGTGCAAGTTAATTCATGTTTAAAAAAAACGCACCACTACTCAACTTCCTCGATGGAGATGGTGCCGCGAGAGTACGCATGGTTCCGCCACGGTTTCGTCCGCTCATGCATGAACACGCCATAAAGGTTCGCGGCATCACTTTGCTCGCCAGCGGTTGCTGTACAGTTGGCGACCGTTGCGCCCAAAATGATCGCGACGGCCGCAGCGCAGAGGACGACCTTTTCAAACGTCGTTAATGGCATGTTGTAAATTTTAAATGAAGAGAGTTTGCGCTTCCGACCTGTTATATCCTCAGATGAAGAGCACCTGGGCTTGTCCGTGCGAGAAGGTGATCCATCTATAGCCCACAATGAAGCATTTCACGACGATATCCTTTCTCTTTTCCTTCAATTTGATACCGAGCGATGGGCGCTTGATATTCCTGAAGGTGAAGTGACCAGATGGCTGCATATCGCCCGGAAAGAGCGCGAACGAATACATATGAATGTTATCGTTCTTGCATCGCTTCGCCCGGTAAAATGGTTCGACGAGATTATAATATGTGGCGTCAAAGTCCTCAGTTCGATCCTGGTTATCGAACCGCAATGTCACCCGGTCGATGATATCGCTGTACGTGAAGTAATTCTTGTTCATCACGTCGGACGTCGAGTATGCTACAAAGGCGACGTATTTCACCGGGTAGTTCACTTCACTCATGTCAATGTTGACGAGGTCTGTCGGAATAAACGAATCGCCCGACGTACTTTGCACTTCCTTGAAACTGTACCCCTCCACATCCTGCACGGTTTCGACGAGTACCGGGTACGGCTTGTTCACGAGACGCTCCCGCTCAAAGTTGGAGAGAAAGATATAGTCGACGATGAGCGTGCACTCTAGATCGGTCAGCTCTTGGGTGCCGGCATAGGACGTGACGCAGTTGGAAAACGTCTCGGTGTCAAACTCCATCGACAGTGTCGACCCCTTATACGATCCGAGGAGCGGTAGGTAGACTTGCCGCTGCCCGTGCCGCTTGCAATGAAACTGTTTCAGCGGGACCAGAATCGTATGCGACTGGGAGAGTCGCAATTGGTTCGTCCCGATCATATCATCCATTCCGCCTCGAACGCTCTCTGGTAGGAACAGATTGTCATAAATGTGGTACCATAATCGTTCGGCCGACTCAAGCTCGACATCGTTGAGAAACAACCGCATCTTCTTCAGGAGGACATAGCCAATGGACGGTTGCCAATAGTCATTGATAGCCGCGTCACTGAGGGCAGGCAGTTTGATCTCCAGGACCACGCCGGAGAGCATATCCCCCCGCCGTTCGAGGGTGATACGGTTGGTGCGGCCGAATTTGAAATCTCGGAACGGTTCTTCTTTCTGCTCGACTGCGCCCTGTGTTGATTTCACGAAAATGTCCTCCGTGAACGGATTCGTGCTTTCACCAGACAGGTCGTACATCATATCATCTTGCAGCCCGAGGGCATGTAACTGAAGGGTCGCACCGACCCCCGGCTTGGACTCATTGGTTGTCATGGTCCAAATCACAGTGTCCTGAAAGCAACCAGGGTTTTTTTTTCAGCGTAAATTACACCGGACCTCGTACACCACCGATACACGTTACAATGGAACACTGTGTTGCCCTGAGTTGGTCCATTCTCTCCCTGATATGTGTCGCTACCATCTCCCTGAACGTCATCAGGATGCGGTACGTGAAGAGGTGTAACCTTCAATATATCCCGCGTTTCGACGTCTACTTTATCAACATGAAGGAGGCGCCTGGCCGCTTGTCCCGGTTCATGCGCCGTTACAAGGCCTGTGACCTGTACGAGACGCATTCGCCCATCAGATTCGAGGCAGTGAACGGGAAAGAGTTGAAGCTATCGACACACGTTACCTCGAAAGCCCTTCGACAGATTTTACAGGCAGAGCGGCGCCAGTATCGGACACTCCACTACGAACTCACGCGTGGCGCCATCGGTTGCCTCCTGTCGCACCGCGGGGTATGGGAGAGCTTGATACGGAGCGATTCCCCTGCTGCCCTTGTATTCGAGGACGACAGTATCATGGACCCGGACCTCGGGAGCGTCATCGACAATCTCGCTATCCCGGCGGGCGCGGATATCGTTCTCCTCGGCTACTTCTGCAACAAGTGTCAGCGCACGGCATGCGGTGTCGCGAGAGTCTGGAAATTCTTCGGCCTGCATGGGTATCTGATCACGCGATCCGGCGCTGAAAAGATCCTCAGACAACCCGAGATGTACACAGTGGGAAAACAGGTCGATGCACTCCTCGGAGACTTTGCCAGGCGGGGAGAGCTCAATATCTACGCCACGATGAAACAGTATGTGGTCCAAGATCCGACGATCAAGACCTCGATTCAGATGGTATTGAAGGAGCGCAAGGGGGTCGATCCTTGGGACGATAATCTCTAGCCAATTCTGGTCCAGGAATGGACATGGATTGGGTTTAGGCGGGCGGACTACTCGATGGCGAGGACGATGGCGAAAATGCCGAACGCGATGAGAATCAGTTCATCAAACGAAACAACGAATGGGTCACGCTTCGGTTTAGGGGTTTTCGGGAACGCGAGCGACTGAATATCGCGCACCATCACCGGGTCAAGTACCGTGAGCAGACCCCGGACGCCCTGGCGTTCATACACCTCTTCAATGTACTGCTGACAACGGTTTTCAATGACTGGGGAGGTCGCCTTGTCAACGACTTCGGCCGAAGTCGCATACGGATTTTCGATCTTGGGCGCGATATTCGCCCTTGGACTCCACGCTTCGTCCAGTGGAGCAAATTGAAGCGAATCGAACAATTTCATCGAGTATGGTGCCTTATAGAGTGCATTATAAAAAAATTACAGACTGATCACCGTCTTAGTCGCCCCGCGTCCTCCGCCACGTCCTCCACCACGTCCCCTCCCACGTCCGCGTCCCCTCCCCCCGACCGGGACTGTGGAAACGCGGATGCTTTCACTATCCGTCGTCCCCGAACCAGAATCGGACGACGAATCGTCAATGGACGTTTCGGAATCATCGGAAACGACATCCGAGAGTCGTCCATCAGAATCGGAATCCCTTGCCCTCTTCCTTCCGGTGACCGGTGCGCTCATGACCGGTAAGTCCGCTGGCTCGAAGACTGGTGGAGGACCTCCGGGGAACAAACTCTGCTCAGCGATGGGTGGCGCCTCCCCACCGGTCTGAGCGGTCGAGGGCGGGCCCTGCTGGAAGAGCGATCCAATAGTCGATCCTGGACCTTTCATCGGGCGTCGCGCGAACTCCGAGGGCGGCCTCGACATACCGGCGTTGGCGGACGGTGAGGGGGCAGTGGTCGCGGGCGGCGGTCCGGCTGGCTTGGATTGCTGTGGCGGTTTCCCCCCACCACCGCCCATCATGGCACCGAGCATCGACGAAATGTCCAGTCCACCAGACGCGCTTGGGCTCGTCATGCGCTTGGTGAGGGTCTTGGTGAGATTAAACCAGAACATCGACCCGGCAAGGGCAAAGATCAGGCGGACCTCGGGTCCGACGCTCATCGAGCCGCGATACTTGTAGAATAACTCGGTAAAGATCTGTAAAGAAGGCGTGCAATGTTTGATGTTAGTCCACAATTCGCCATTTTGTTAGAGAGTTATCGAGTCATCAACGATGTAAAAACTACATACCTGGTCATAGTCGGTGATCCCGCTTGCAACGCTCTCTGACCACCCGTCCAAATCCTCGCCGAATGGAGAGTATTTGTTGGACATCCACTCAAGCGAGCTTGAAAGGAGACACACCATCTTCCTCTGGAACTTGATCGACGAATCGAGACTGATCTCCTCCGTCACGCGGGAAACGGTGGAACGGAGCTCCCTGATGTCGCTGCTCATCGTGAGGGACGGTATGGGCATACCCGCCTTCTTGGCGCGATGTATTTTGAAGAGGAGTGCGGATGCCTCCTCGTCCAGGGTTTTGTACCCTGGCGATGGCCTCAAATGGTCGTCATCTGGCATGATCTCTGGGGCATACTCCGAGACGGTGCGATCGTCGTCACCTCCTCCACTGTCGTCGTCAAAGTCGGACAGACCGTCGACACTGTTATCGGTGTCATTGAGGACGTCCTGGGGGGCTCTGACGTGCTGCGGGTTCGCAAAGTCCTCGAGCGCCGCATCGACGTCAGTGACCTTCGGGGCTCGGGTGTGTTCCTGGAGGGGGACCGATGGACGCTGTACCGGAGGACGGGGCGCGGGCTGGATAGGCATGGAATGGTTCGCTGGCCTTCCTGACTTTTCGATGGTAAGACCCGGTGCGGATTTGTTCGCCCCAGCGGTCATGTCAAGGGTTTTTGGTTCGCCGTCTTTAAATTCGATATCCATCGCGATGTTATCGAAGTTCAAATAAATTGTGAGTATTTCGCGCGCTCATCAATCAATAATTCAACGATGATCCCATATTGTTGGAGATGTCGTCCCCGACCGGTGTCATCGAGAGGATCACGATGAACCAGGAAAGGAATATGTGTGTCGAGACGAGTGATCGCGCGAGGGGTGTTTGAGGCGTGATTTCTGTCATGACGGTTGTTTGTGTGAGGAGTGTAAAGTATGAGACGATCGAGATGCTTGCGGGTATGTTCCCTTCGACTCGGAAATGCTTGTTAAAGTCGATCGCGTAGTAAATGCATAAGAAAATGACATACAGTACCAGATGGTATGCCATCAGGGTCTGTAGAAACGAATTCGTCAGCACGAGGCTCGCACTGTGTACCATTCGACCCATCGTATTGTCCACTGCTACTGGTACAATATTATTTCTGCGGTGGATGAGTTGTGAAGAGTTCGGGCTTCTTCGCGTATGCTAGGCACAGTTCGGACCACTTTTCGGGCGGGCACCTGCCTATTTGGTAGATAATCCTATAGTTCTGCAAGAGCGTCGATTCGAACACGGCCCTCTTATGTATCTTTATGAGCCCCTCCAGTGTGACCCATTGAACTGACTTCTTTTCTACGTGGATTCTTCCAACTCCCCTGCTTCGAAGATAGTTGGTCGATCGTTTCACGTTCCGGGAAAGGTGCGGGTCCCATGGGACTTCCGTGATAAACATGTGGTATACATTTCCGTTCTGGGTCCTGCCCTCGACCAGGATGGAGGTTGCGGGCTCGAGACGCGCGCGGATCTCGTTGTACCCAATCGAGAGCCCCAACGTTTCCTCGTAAAATTCCCTACTGGCCGTGACGAGCGAGATGGACCGGTCGACCTTCCGCTCAGCTTTCCCGCCAAAATCGGCATAGCCTGTCCCTCGAATGTCGTCGCCGATGAGGAAGTAGACCTTTCCCTCGTGGAACGCAATAGGCAAGATACCTGCAGCGTAGGGCTCCTCCAGGTACCTGACGTAGCTCAGCGTTGACATATCAGAGCTCATTATACTGCTGTGATATGGTTGAAAAGGTTTTTCGGGGTTTTTCTCCAGTCGGGCGACCAGCGGAAAATTAGCCGATTCTTGCGGCGATGACGCGTTTGGTGTAGAGGTCGATGGATAACGTGACCCTATCGCGACGCACCTCGAGACCCAGTGGATCGGTGTGCGAGACGACTCGAACTGTGACCCCTGGGTATGTGGTCGAGATCACGTGTGTCGCATCCTCAACTCTCCTCCCTTCCATACCCGGGATGATCGCGCCTGGGACGAGTTCCCATTGTCGGGGGCGATATCTGAACTCCATCAATGGAACGCGAGGATAGAGGATAGAGGTCATGCCGCCGACCCGAATGTTCTGGAGGTCGGGCTCGTCGTAATCTGGGGCCGTGGGGGCGGGGGTGGTCGTCTCTGGCGGCGGGGGTGGGAGCACAAGGGGCTCTGCGGGCTCTAAGTCAAGATCCCTCCTAGATCTGCTCATGAAGAGGATAGACATCACACTCAAGCAGAACGCGACAATCGCCAATCCGATGATGGCGTATTTGGACAGCATTCTTTGCCATCTGTAGGATTTTATTTGCGAGGCTTGGCTGGTTGCTTGCTCGCATCGACCCGGTTTTTGAGCTGTGAGATGACGTTGTTGATCGTCTCGGCCGGAATGTTCCGCCTTTTGGTGACCGTCAGTCGTTTCACGTGGTCCTTTTTGCACGTGGCGTTCTGGACGGTACATGGCTCATCGTCTTCTCGCTTTCTAACGCAGAAGGTCGTGCAAAATGTGCTATAATTGAGCAGTCCGTAGTCGAATGTGGCCTTCCGCGGATCCTTGATGATTTTGTTCTTGCTGTCGACGAGCGTGGGTGGGTAGGCCGCGCCCCGCTTATGGCTCCACACGTTTGCGTTGGAGATGTACACGGAGGTGCCTGCAGCGTAGGATGCCTTCTTCTCCACGTCTGAAAGATGGACCCCGAACTTTTTGGCGATGGATGCGCGCGTATCTCCCTTTTCTGACACGTAGATCACGTGCTTATGCAAAACCAAGTAATGGTAGTCCATGTGGGGGCTGAGGATCAGCGCGATCTTATAGTACCCCCTTTTGCACGTGGTTTCCATAGCTTCTTCGTACCCCCCGACGAACTTGAGGTCTTCCAGGGTCCCCACCCGGACGCCCTGACAGGTTGCGAGATCGAAGTCTTTTCTCGTGGAAAGATCACCCGGTTGGAGCTTATAATGTGGCCCATCGCTTCGCCCGAGTTGGAGGGCGTACGCGTAACAGTTTGACCTTGGGATACCTTCCGGGCGAGAGAAGACGTCGCGCTTGCAGACGGGCGACGCATTCGTTGCGACAATCTTCCCATTCTTCTCTACCGCTGCTGACTTTGTGGGTTTCTTAGAGGGAATATTCTTCGGCATCCGTTTAAAACGCCACAAGAAATTATCATTCATTGTCCCGCGAACCATTTGAGGTCATGGATACTTTGGTTCGCCAACCGACAGATCCACAGCGGATCAAGGCGGTCGAGATCCTCCGCAAACATTTATTCGCTGATCAGACTGACGGTGGTCTGGTCAACGCGACCCGACTGGAACGTTCTATCTATAACACTGTGATCCGAAAGGCGAAGGAAGACCGGGTTCCGCGGACGTGGGACTTCAATGTGTTCCGAGATAGGTACCTCCACCATATCTTGAGCATCAAATTCAACCTTCTCCATCCCAATAACCCGCGACTGATGCAGCGTCTCAAATCCGGTGAGATTTCGTTCAAATGGCTGGCAGAGGCGCAGCCCTATGACATGTACCCAGAGCTATGGGAACCGGTCATGGAACGAGTGGCAATGAAAGCGCTCCGTCGCGAGAACCGGAAGACGGACAAGAACATTGAGGGCGTGTTCCAGTGCCGGAAGTGCAAATCGAAGGCCACAGAATACTATCAGCTCCAAACTAGGAGCGCGGATGAGCCAATGACAACCTTTGTGACGTGTACCAATTGCGAAAACAGGTGGAAGTGCTAGCATTTTTTTCCTCCACAGTAAGAAGTACAGATAATGAGCGCAATGATCATGATCTTGATGATGGCGTTGATGGGAGGTGCCGGCTGCTGCCTTCTCATGTCGGTCATGTATGCGATGATGCAGTCGAGCGGCAGCTTGAGCGGTCAAACAACCAACCCACCTGCGGACATGGCCTCTACGGACGCCGGGGACAGTGGGAGCAGTGAAACGGATGGTGCGGAAAACTGCTATACTGTCGTGCAAAAGAAATGTGCTGGAATCAAGGGGAAGAAGCGGGAATGGTGCATTGGCCACCAGAAGAAAAAGTGTTTGGCGAACGGGGGGTATTGGGACAAATCCAAGGGCAAGGAGGAAGTGGACTCGGGCAAGTACACGATCGTCCAGGACTGGGACGGGAAGGAAGTCGATGTGCCCGGGTCTGCAGTCGACGACACGAGCCAGAATTGCGTCTACTTCTACGATTCTGGTGACTGGGAGTTGTCGGGGGAGGCACCGACAAACCGTGGAGAGTGGTGCGTCGACCGTGATGGATCCATGTCCAACCCCCTGGCGATCTGGCACCTCAAAAACAAGAGCGGTGACCGTGTCGATGGCTACGGATTCGGGGATAAGATGGATTTCATGCGAATCGGGAGGAATGTGAAGGTGACCGTGTACGATAACTTTAACAACGGGGTTGGAACGAAAGAACGGGTGTATCGTGGCGACGATCCGACTAGGGAAGGAAAGTTGCTGATCGCCGGACACAAGCGCAACACGGTCTCGGGCTTCAAAGCAGAGAGCATCAGTAGATGATGATGGTTCCACTTTCTTGCACGGATACGTGCTCTCTCCACGTCAGATGCTTTATATCCATCCCGTGAAGAAGACGGTACACGACGTCACTCACCTCGGCCGCCCTGACACATGCCCGCACATTCTCAGGGGCAGGGTCGTAGCGAACTAAATGGGGACGAAATCCAAGATCGCGTAATCGGTTCATGATGACCGTCTCGCGGATTTCCTCCTTGACTCTGTCATATGTCTCATGTCGCTGCTCGTCACACTCGACCACGACGGCGACATCATTCTGCTTGAAGATGAAGTCGGGCCTATACCACGACCCACCGATCGTCTTGTTGTACGAGGCGAGTGGAAGGTTCCGCGACCGGAAAAACCGGAGCGCGATCTTCTCGTACTGTGACGGTGGCATGACAACAGATGGTGTCTCTTGGAATATCCGGCAGAACAAATTTGCCATTTTTCCTCATGGGCCTGTCAACCAAACTGCATCGCGCGCTGTTGCTGGAACGTTCGCTCCCCTCGCGAACCTTTCCGAGGACCCTCAACCGTCAGCAAGCCGCGTTCTACTCACACATGACCAGGGAAATGTATGCGAAGCTCCAGAAGTTCCCGATGACCTCAGAGGGAAAGGTCCTTCTGGATTCCATGGAGACGGCGATACACATTGACCGTGGAAACTATCGTGACGCGCTTCGAAACGATGAGATACGCTTCGTAGAAGCCATGTCAGACCACTTAAACGACCTGGATGATATCGAGATGGGCGCCTTTTGGTTTACGACCGTGATCGGTGACGTTTCGGATGCCGGTAAAAATGAGTGTGAAATCCAGTTCGTCTATCACAATGCGTGCTCGCACGCGACACCAGAGTACCTCAAGATTGCGGAGACCTCGCTCGATGTTGTAACGTACCACTGGAGTGCCGAGATGAAGAAAGAGTGCATCAAGTCCGTGGAGCACGCGTGGAAGCACCGTGAAATGGTATTGTATGCGCTGGAGAACATTCAAATGTAAATAGGAGAAGAAAGAACTTTACATGTCAAGTCCTTCGGCCATAATGGTGTCGAGGTGTTGCTTCAGAAACGCTTTCACGGGGTCATCCGTCACATCCCACTGATCCCACGCCTCGCGAACGTTTTCAACGGCCGCGCACATTTCGCACGAACACTCCTTATCGCCAGGGTTTCGCGGGCCGTCGTCCTCGCTGGAGTCGTCGGAGTCGTTGGAGTCGGACATTGCACGTGACGCATCGTCGAGGAGGTTCTCGATGAGCGCGTCGGAATGTTCGCCGATCGCGTCGGCATCCGTCAGGTCGATATCGCAGTCCAGACTATCCTCTAGCATTTGAACCATTGCCTCGAGATCCTGCTCCAATGTCTCAGAATCAAAAAAGGTCATGGCTTCGTGCATAAGAGCTTGATTGACGTCTTCGGCCCCAACAGTATCTCCACCTCGATGTTTCACAACGTTCCCCGCGAGAATCATCGCCCGTTTGAGGAGAAGAAGAACGAGGCCCATGACTTTTGTGATAAAGGTAAATTGTTCGGCCCCCACATCGTGCGAATCGATCGCCACCATTCCGGTCTGAAGCTTGTCGGGAATCATTTGATTTTTATAATCTTATTTACATTACTATGACAGGCGAGAAGAGACAAAAAAAACCCCCGAAGAGGTTCATTAACGGAAATTACGAACTCGAGGACATGGAGGAAAATGCTCCTGCACGTGCGGAACACGCCTCAACTCGAACAAATGCCCGCGCAGTGCGTGCCGTTCAAGCCCTCCCCAACCCCCCTCGTACGTCACAGGGATCATCTCAAATTGTGCTAGACCTTGGGGGTGGGGTCTCCACCTTGGTGGATGTATTTCAGGATGGAACGTTCAACGAATCGAAGTACCACACCAATATGAGGTGGAAGATCAAGAACGCGCTAAAGAGTGTCATGGGACCTGGTAGGGGCATTTATAAAACGAACTACAGGCAAAAGGTCGAACAACAGATGGGCGTCCTGGCCCCGCCGATCACTCATTGGCAAGGGAGATACAAGCCGGGACAACTTGTAATAAAGAATAAAGATGCCGAGAAGAAGAGGCGGGTAGAGGCGTATGAGCGTTTGCGATCAAAGAGTGCACCACTACCACCGGCACAGAAAACGGGGGCGCAAAAGAAGGCCTCAAAGGCCTCAAAGGTCTCAAAGGTGATATCACGGATGAGCAAGAGGATGGGAGATTTCCCAGACAATTTTGCAGGGTACGAGGCCGAGGTTACCATCAAAAACCCCAGAAACGCTGCATTCTTCCAGGAACAATACGGGAAAAACGCAGAGAAAATGTATGAGGGGATGATGGGGGAAGCGGGTCAACATGCTATGTACAGGAACCGCAAAGAACTCGAACTGGAGCTCGTGGTTGCCCGCGAACTGGCAAAGCGGTATCCAACCCCCGGCGCAAAGAAACGCGTTCGAACCCTGAGGGAGGCACTCAATATTCAAAAATCGATGTCATGAATGTTACTACTGCTTCCATCGCTTGCCGCATCATGGATTGCCTACTTATCCGGTCGTCAGTACCAAACAGGTCAATTGGCGCATCTACGGAAACCAATCAAAATTACAATCCATCGACAAGATAGATAATGTATATATTGTAATGAACGTCTCACGTATGCGAAAGTTACTCGGAGCGCACATCGTCGCCGCCGTCCTTGTTCTCAGAACGGTGATTCCGCCCGAGGACGGGTTTCCCGTCGATATCAAGGAAGCCATCTGGATGGAGATGAACCGGCTTCTGCTCCTCAAGGTCTTAAAGGAGGAGATTGCGGGCTACCGAGAGGCGCTGGGGAGCGTCGTGATCAGCGAGCTCCTATCGGACCCCTGGGACCGGTTCATGGACCTTTCCGACGTGTTCCTGGCGGCAAGTACCAACCTTACTCGACTGGGGGCAAACCCGCTCGTGCTCAGCAACATCCTTCGCGAGCACTCGATCGAGGGCGACCCGACGACGTGGAGCATCCTCCGACGAGGCATAAAGCCCGGAGACACGACGATGCTCCTTGGGGTGGCAGCCGAGTGCATGGAAGCCCTGGGCATTCCGAAGGAGGAGCGTATGGAAGTCGAAGAGATTGCGATCGAACTCTACGACGAGACGTTTCAGAAATTACTGGTAGAATTGTAATGTAGTGTACAGGGTATAGGGTATAGAATACAAATTGACGGGTGGAATCAGTTGGTGCTTGGCGTATACCCAGCGTAGTAGGCGACCATCTCGGGGGAGTGTTTCAGCACATGTTCCCTAAAGAGTCTAAGGAAAGCGTCGTCGCGACACAGATGATCATCGCTCCAGCGACGATCAAATGGGATGCTCTGCACGATATCACGGTCCTCGATCAGCGGTAGCTCGTTGGAGAGCATAAGTGCGAGGTCGCCGAGGGCCCCAGCCCACAGCGCCACCCGACGCGCGACGCGCACGATGATCCTCGTATGGTTTTTGCCCACGGGCACGAAGGCAAAGTGGAGCGAAAACCACTGCGTGCGCTCACCGTCCGGTGGACCGAATTTGAACCGGAGACACGTACTCGTGCCCCAGAACTGGTTCTCGACTTCGAGGACGGTGTCCGGGATGGACGTGTTATAGATGTAGCTCGCGGCACGTCCGTCCTCGCGAATCACGACGTCGGGCTCGCCCTGTGTGAAACTAAATGCGTGAATGTGCGACAAATGTGCCCAGTCGAGCGTGTTCTCCTGCATATAGAGCGCGTTGCACTCTGGGAATTCCCGGACGTAGATGAATGTCCGCTGACCCTCGTCGAATTCCCAACTCGAGTGAAGCTCCCCGTCGGTCGAGTTGAACGTGTCATCGTCATACCAGACAATCCCGTCTTTCACGACGACCTCGCGCTTCTTCGGGTTGGTCTTGTGCCCATGATAGAGGCAGTTGACACATCCCGAACCGACGATGCCGTGGGACAGGGAGGCTCCTCTATGATGACACGTGTCGTTGACGACGGCAGCCGTATCATTCTTTTCGTCCCAGAAGACAGCGATCTTCTTCTTCTCGTCGTGGAGCGTGACGAGGAGCGGATTCTTCGCTTTCCCATGATACCGCTTGATTTGGTTCGCCGGTGCGATGGGGGTCCACGCGGCACTGGTGCGAATGGTTCGTGAGGAGATCATAGTAATGGTTCGCGATACTATGGTAGTAGGAGCAAAAAAAATGCCCCGATTTACCTGCGGTTGGAGCAATACTTAAGTATCGGGTGGCGGTGGTGCGGCGTAGACGCGACGAATCCAGTTAGAGTTGAGGGCACCTACGAGTTTTCGAAGTTTTGCCTCTGTCATGAAGACTTTTTTCCTGAGGAGCGTCTCATCCCCTTCAGGTTTGAGAATGAAGCGAATGAGATCCAGATATCTCGTTCGTTGATCAACGGTCGTCTTGCAATCGAGGAGTGCAAGGAGTGCAAGTCCTTCGGGCTTGAGTTGAATCTGCTGATTTGGCCTCGAGCACGTTCCTTTGGCGAGCACGTCGTGACTAATCATGTAAATCGTATCGTGATTATTGCACGCGACCGCCCACGCGCACAGGTCACGAGCACGTCCGTTTGCGGTGAGCGTCGACCCTCTACCGTTACGCGTCATGTAGCTGGGGAACAGTGCTGTATACGCGTCGATGCGGTCGTTCTTATTGGCGAGGATCGACGGTTTTTGACCGGCGCATCCGGTTCCAGCCTTTCGCAGCGTGATCCGGGACCGCCTGTAGATCAGATTTCCGGCAGCGTTCCGGCCGATGTATGTGACGTGGAGTTTCGGGTACGAGATATCTTCTCCTTGACCGCGTATGATGTGCGTACTGGTTGACGCCGCCTTTTCCCGCCGGAGGCGCTCTGTAAAGGCATGGATTTCCATGAGTCTGTTGTGCGACAATGGGTCTCGGGAAGTTCTCAACAGTTGGGCGAACGATGCGGGGGGCGAAATAAGGGCAAGGGTCGACCCTGGGTAATGGGTGCCTGCACTCGGCAGACGCTTGAAGTCGTTACCATTGCCCGTCTTTCTGCCCATTTTACTGTCGAGGAACCTCACGGTAAACGGGACAGACTCCAAGTGTGCTGGGATCATCCGGGGGGACTCCCAATTCGACGCCGTCATACTTGCTGGAGGGGACCCACCGGACAGAGTAGACGTTCGCCTGGACGTCCCCACGGACGACCTCCTGGACGACCCCCCGGACGCCCCCCTGGACGACCTCCTTGACGCCCTCCCCACCGGCACTGTCTCAGGTATTTGTCCAGACCACCCCCTGGCAGCCTGCGCGGCGAACGGGGAAACCATCGGTTTGTTGGTGTTATTGGTGTTATTCTTAGAAGGTGACATCGGTACAACCAGATACGAAAAAAAAAAGCCTGATCAGAGCCAGTATCTCGAGATGTGTGCGACCATGCCAACGAGCAGGTCAATCCAAAGACATGTCGCTGCATACTGTTTCGGGTACCCCGCAATAAGAAGGATTCCCGCCAGTAGGTACAGGAGTCCGTGGATCGGGCGGAGCCGGTTCCACCACGTTCCACTACCTCCCGCCTCTGGAGCATTCAGTCGGCTGTCGGAGAGAAAGAGGTAGAGAAACGCGATCCCAACCGCCGCGAGGGCGGCGCCGAGGATGGTCATGTGCGCATCCGGGACTGTGGACGTGTACCGGGCAAGCAGGTACCTTGCCGGAAGGCAGAGCAGGAGGAAAATGAAGGGTGGACTGAGCATTTACATCGCGGAGGAAAAAAAGGTCAGAAACCGAACTCGGCAATCTCGTCGATGATGGCGCGGACGACGATGGGGGAGAGGTCGCTCTGTTTGACGAACTCGTCGCATTTGTCCCGAAACTGTGCCCTCATACGCTCCGCAAGGTGCGACTCGTCGTCTGCACTGTACGCCTCAACGTCTGCCGACGAGGCTTCCGACAGCGTACGTTCTCGCACGTTCGCCGCAATCGAATTCAACTGTTCTTTGATGGCCCACATGGGCAGAATGCGGTACGCGGCGGATTCGCCATCGTCCAGTGCGGCCGCGATGCGCGCCATTTTCCCGCTGTGACATACCGGCTGGCCAAATTCGAGGCCTGAGGCCAGCTGTTGAACCACAAAGTCTTTATGTTTGGCCTGGGTCCATACCCTGGCAAGTGCCTCTTGCTCGGAGAGACCCAGTGCCGGATTATCCACATCATCTCGCAGACTGTCGAGGACGTGGATTGCCGCGGCTTTCTCATCGTCAGAGATGTGGTCACCGCAGGAGGTGGCGATATGGTCTTCGACGTCGCGCCGGATGGATGCCGCGTCTGTTGCCGCGGGGAGGGATGTAAGAATGGAAGAAACGTGCCGGACCACGCCGTGGTCGTGGACGTTCTGCGCGTCTGGGCGAACAGACTGCAGACGATCCGGGCGGCGAAGCATCTCGGGACCTGTGAAGGGACCCGGGTGGACACTCCGCTCCCGTACACCAGCCCGGGCGACCCGGGACCCCGGCACAATGCTATTCATGGCCGATTTGGTCAAGAGCCCGGCGGGATCGATCGGGAGAGCTCGTGCGTGCGGGTGAATGTCGAGGGTGTCGTCAGATGGATCGCTGAAGAGGAGAAGGCGTGCCTCGTTCTTTACTTGGGGATCGGGGCAGTGCAGAATCACGGTCCGACAGAGTGCGTTGCCTGTATCCGCATCTGGTCGAAAATATGGGTAGATGCCTCGGTGGTATACCTTCGCAAGGTCGACCATTCGTTCCCACACGGGACGAGACTGGTCGTGGACAATATGCCATACACTGCCGAGTGCTCGCCTGGCGTGCTCCGCATGTTCTTGCACGGCACGTGTCTTTGCTCGCTGCACCTCTTGACGAATCGCGGCGAGAACCAGATCTGCCCGCTGCTGCGACCTCTGCCGCCCGGACGCGACCCATGTCGACGTGCACAACCCGACGAACACCAGAAAGATGATACCCAAGACGATTCTTCTCGTGGTTACAGCGTACATGGAGAAGCCAAAACCTATATAGGTGCCAGAAAATAGAAGCTCGTTGATCTCTCCATGTCATTGTCTGTTAAACTTACATTCAGAAGAACCAGTCTCTTTATAAAATGAACGAACACGTCGAGGATGCTGGAGAACGTGACGACACGACGCACGGGCGCGTTTCTGAAAAAAGCGGCGTTTTTCAAAAACGAGGAAGCGGCCGTGAAACGGACAATCCCGTTATCATCGAACGCCTAAGTGCTCATCTTCATATACTGGACACGATCGTGCACCGGAAAGGGAGCGATTCGGAGAGGGGCTTCAACAGGGAGAAGACGAAGGAAATCCAAGCCCTCGACGATGCTATATACTTACAGTGCATCGATAGGAATTGCAGTGGGAATGTATTCGCCAACAAGGAAGGAATGGAGCGGGCGTTTGGTCTCCCGCTGAAGATTGTATGTGGCTCATTCGGCATCGTGACTGCTTCTGGGGAGATTTGGTGGGAGTGGGGAGGTGAGACCTCGAACACCGTCAGGGACTTTGCCAGAAGCCGCGGTGGCGACGATTGCCATTTCTGGCTACAAAGCGATGACGGCAAGGTCTATGACATTATCCAGGCGTACGTCACGAATCTGGTTGTACCGGTACACGCCAAACACCTCGACCTGTCCCGATTTGGGTCCGGATGTGTGGTCGATGGATGGTCCCCGACTGAACTCCAGAGCATTGGCTTGGTCTACCGGCCCGCCGACCAGGACGCCCAGAAAATCATCGTCGAATTCGCACGCCGCAATTTATCGGGACGTAGTTTTTAAAATTTTAAACACGTCCGGAGAGAAATTGGAGCAACGCCGCTTCCTTCATTTTCGCCTCGATCATGACGTCGACACGGCGCCCCAGACAATCGATCGATGTCACATAATCAGAGTGCGCGTGTGGTTTTCTTCCTTCCTGTGACTCGGACCAGTGGACAACTGGAACCACGCTCACGGGCCAGGTCGTCATCGCCAGATCCAGTGCCTCTTCTGCGCGGATCCCTCCGTCACAGAACTTGTGATGGTGAAAGTCGAACACGATGGGGACGCCACACATCTTGTGAAGATCCATGAGGTCTGTTACCGAGAACAGGTTTGGGCGGTCATCGTTCTCGACGGTTACTCTGGCGCGGCACCTCTCGGACAATTCGAGGTAACGTGCAGACCAGCGCTGGAGCGTCCCCATTTTGTCACCGTATGCCCCGCCGACATGGATATTGATCTTGTTGAACGGCGAGGCCTCCGGGTACCCCATCTCGTCGAATAGGAGACTGTGTACCTCGAGCTCTCGCTTCGAGGTTTCTGCGTAGGCTGCGTCTTTCGATGCAAGCTTGACAAAGTGGTCCGGGTGGAACGTCAGCCGGTGACCATGCGCCCTCGCGTACTCACCTGCTTCACGGAGCGCGACCTGGATATCGGGCCATTGCGGGTCCAGACGAATATCATACTCTGTTTTCCAGGGAATGATGTCGCTCGACATGCGGAAGAACCGAATACCGTTGGCCTCGTTCCACTTAAGGATGGTGAGCAAATCTTTGCAGTTTGCGAGTGCAAGGTCCCCGATCACGGACACACCTTTTTCTTCGATGGTCTTTTTCCGACACGTCCTGGACATGAACACGCCCCTCTTTCTCAGATACGTGCAAATGCATGCGTACCCCAACGGATTCGACCCAGTCTTGGCGGTCGGAGTCTTTGCTGGCGAACCTTTATACACCGAATCAATTCTCGGCCGCTTTGCGGGTGCCTCGGTTGTGAGCATCTCGCGAACCATTACGCTCTGCCTGAAAGCCTCGGCGAATCTTCAAAACAATGAGTTTTCCGAATGAGGTAGGAAGCACGTGCTCCATGCGCGACATGCGCTACACTTGGCGAATCTTGCGGCTGGTTTCGCTGGTGTACCCCCGGCCGCGCTTCGCGTCCCTGGATTTCGGGACAAAGGTCGTGGCACCGGCGGGTCGGAAAAATTTCGGAGAAATATGGAGCATGCGAGGTTCGTTATAGCGGCGCATCTTTTTGTCAACGTACTCCTGCCAATCCTCCAAGCCGCTATTGCTCATAAGATGCCCTGTGACCCAGGTCGTCACAAAGGGAGGTGTCCGCTCCCGGAGCCAATCATAAGCTTCTTGAAATCTCGCCTTTTCCGCGATTGGGAGACGCTTCGTCGCCCCAGCCTGCTTGGCCCGGTTGAGAATATCAACCGGTACGAGGAAATTCCTGTCAAATCCCATCTCATCAAATCCGGGGATCTCGTGGAAGAACGCATCGTTCGTGACAAACTCCTCGCGCATATCATGACGATTGAAAATGTCAATCAAATGATTTTGAAGGTTTTTTGCAGTAGCTACCTCGATCGGCGCACTCTGGGACCTTCGATTTTTAAAGACCGCGAACTTGATGCCCTTCCTCCTCGCGGACGCGTAGAACTCTTTGAGCATCAGCGTGGCGAGGACGCCGTCGTGGATTTTTTTGTTTTGCGCCGTGGGTGAAAGGCGTCGCCATCCAGATGCGCATTCTGGCATCGCCTCAAATGCAGTGTAGACATTTCGAATCAATTTGGCCTCGAATCGCTGGGTTTTTTCAATTTGGACCAAATTCGTGTTTACAATTGGCAAGGTGGCTCGCGGCCTTGTTGTGATTTTCGATTGCCGAGGTCCAGAGCCACCGCCGCGCTTTTTGACGCCATGTGCCACTTTATCGACTAATTCTTTGACGACGCTCGGCTTCTTAGTTCGAGGTGGCATTTGATGCGATACAGTGGTAGGATACAGGAAAAAAAATTCAAGTAAGAAGTCAAACTCGGTGTGTCAAGGTAGACTCTTTACATATCACTGCGGTTTTACAAACAAAACAAATCATCCTTTGACTTTCTTCGAGAAGAAGGATGTAATCTCACGCTGGTTTTCCTTCTTCAATCGTTTCACCCGTTTACTCTCCTTGACGTTCTCCGACTGCTCCACCTGCAACGCCAACATCTTCACTGCAATATCCGGTTCGCCGAGAATTTCCTTGGAAGGGTCAGCGTACTGTGGGGAGAGTAGGGTGCAAATCGGATTGAGCAGCTGCTGACGAACGTAGTACAGCGTATCCAGCGGGAGTCCATTGGTTTTGGCGAAGACTGGATCCTCTGCGCGCTCCGCAACCAACCCATCGCTGTTCAGCGGGTCCCGGATAAAGACGTATGGGATGCGTTCGCCGGAGGTAATGGCTTCGCCGCGTGCCTTCCTCTTCTCTGCTACTTGCCAGTGAGGGAGGGACTTTGGGTTCTTGTAATTCCCGCGAAGCGCTTTCGAGACAACCATACTGTCCCACGAAACCTTCTCGTTCAGCACGTCGAGCACGCGTTTCCTCGCATGGTCCAGGGCCATCGAAAATGACCGCTTGTACATGAGGATGTCCATGACCTCCTGACTGACCTCTCGCACGAGCCCGCAATTATCCCGGCGCACGACCTGCAGCCCCTTCACGTCGATTTTCACGGACGTGTCCGGATCTGTCTCGAACATGAGACCACAGTACCGTTTCTTGCTGAATAAGAGCCACGGGAAGTAGCACTTCTCGTATTCCAGAATGTTTGGTCGCCTGAAGCATGTGGTGATACGATCGGCCATCTCTTGTGCTTTTTTCATGTGAGCCGCCAAATTCTGCCGATGTTCTTGGCCACAATTGAAGATCACGAACACGGAATCCGTGTTATGCACGACCAATTCTCCAACACCACCTGAAAAGTGATGGTTGTCTGTTGTAAAGTCATATACCATACCCACAGACTGTACAGTCATCATCTTCTTGATCCCGGTCGGTTCACGCCTTAGTTTTTGTCTTGACGCATTGAGTCTGAAAATATTTGGCTTATCGGGTCGAGATGTGATGGAAACCGAATACCCCGCCGAGACATAGAGTCTATAGAGAGCGGCTGCCGAGAGTTGCGTTTTCTGATCCATCCTGAACGTCGAATTCTTATCACCGTCGGCATCATCGAAAGTAAGTGCATATGGCATCTCTCCCTGTTGGATTTCCGGTAGCGTTGCGTGTAGGAGTTTATCACCAACAGTGACCTCAGACGGCTTCACCATACTCCCATCAGGGCGGAGTAGCGAATGATCTCGCGTCACATCAACGATTCCTGTATGCGTACACACGCGAACGAGAGGCTCAACATGAGCATGACGAATGACCGCGCGGACGGTTGTCCACCCAGCATCACTCCATGTCTCCAGACCTACCGGTACAGCATATTCCTTCCCATCATCGCGTGTTGTCCATTCGAGACGATCAGCGAGTAACTCAAACGTCGTGAGTTCGTATTCGATTCTGTTCCACCTGATATGGATTGGGGTATAGGGTGCCACACTATCCCCGTAGACGACGCGCGCGCCTGGATTGTATTCCATGACCTTGGCCTTGGTCGTCTGGATCATATCCCGACCGGTAGAAGTGACGGCCGAAGCCATGTCGACGCATGGGAGCATTCCAGTGGCGCTTCCGAAGAGCCCGTAGACGCTGTTACTCGATACCTTGTAGGCGAGCTGCTTGGCGTTGTAGAGCGACGCGGCGAAGGCATCTCCCCGCTCCTTGGCACCGGCCATATCCCGCTTGGCCTGGGTCCGCCACGCGGCGAGGTCGTCGAGAAGGGCAGGAACGACGGCATCGTCCGTCTGTGCAAAGGTCACGATCTTTCCTGGCGTCGTTTCAACTCGGTAATATTCGACCCCATCCAGATGATCGTAGACTGACTCGTTTACGATGGTCGACAGGTCCATCTTGTGTGCGCGGATGATGGATGGGTACAGGCTTCCAAAATCGAGACACGATACAATATCCTGTATGTACGCGCCCGCCTGCGGCTCAAGAACGGTTGCGCCGACATATCCGCCACCACCACCCTTCTTATCGAAATCATCGACGACGAAGCCGTGTTCCCTGGCCTTTCGCACGATCTGGGAATAGCACCGAATCTGTTGTCCGCGGAGATTGAGGAAGGAGACCGGGCAACAGACGACCTTGCTCATTTCGAGCTGGTTGGTGAGCACATTGAGCTTGTTCATGAGGTAGAGTGGGAGGGCACAGTCTCGGACGCAGTACTCGGCAATCCTGGCCCGATCGGCTGACGCACCCTTGAAGCACTCGAAAATTTCCTTTGGTTTGAGATCAATCTTCTCCTCTCCTCCGAGGTAGGTCTTTGCCACATTGTTCAGGGTATACGACGAGAGCTTCAATTCCTTGCGGAAGATCGTGAGGAGGTCAAGTTGTAGGACTCCAGGAGTGGCGTGGAAGATGTATTTGTTGCTGCCATAGGCTGCAGACTGTAACTGTTTTTCCACACGCTCGCCGCCGCCATCAACGGCTTTCCCGAAGAGACTCAAATTGACGGCACTGTCCCCAGTCCTGAAATCAATGAGGCAGGTCGACCTATCGTCGATATATTTTGAGTCAAATCCCCAAACATTAAACCCTAGGAGCACGTCGGCGTGCATTTCCCCAATCTCTTCGATCCACGCGTTGATCAGGTCTTGTTCCGCTTCATACGCGTGAATCTCGATTCCTTCGACGGGGTCGCAGGATTTCAGTTGATGCACCGTGTTTTTGAAGGGCTCTGATTCGCCGTAGCGCATGTATGCCGTGCCGATCGTGATGAGTTTATCCTCCGGGTTGGCGCCGTCCGGGAACCCACCCTTTGCCGAAACGCACTCGATATCCCACGACGCGATCACGAGTGGTGGGATGGTTGCGATGACCTCTGGGTCCGTGCTCATGGAGATATCCCGAAACGAGGCAACGGTCCATTCGGAGACGTTGGGTCGCGCCGTTTTCTCATCCCCTATGACAGGAATCGGGTTGTCGACATGTGTCCAGCCGACGGGGTCGAGTTTGTTCACGTGGAAAAACTTGAGCAGGGGGTCGCATGCGCTCTCGAAGGTGGCCCAATTAGATTCCTTGCATGCATACTTGGCGGAACGAAAATCGCGCATCGACGAGAAGACCAGCTGCACAAAGTGCCTCGTGCGACCGCCTTGGTACCCATGGTACGGCTTCCGTTCGATGACGCGGCACTTATGCGCGAGACACCTGTTACGGAGGCGAGAAATCACTGTATGCATGAACCCGGTCGCCATTGATGGGGAAAGGGCATGCGTCGCAGGAACTTGCACGAAGAAGAAGGGTGTGAACTTGGCCCGGATGCATGTAGAGATGCCATCGACTGTCTTTCCCCATCCAACCACCTCGCAGTGCGAACCATTCTTCTCGTCGCTTTTAAATGTTCGGTCAATCGCGGACCATTCCGTGATAAAGACATGCATCTTCAATTATTTCTGCATAATGAAAACATGTTTGAGGCAAATGAAGACGAACCGTCTCCGAAACGGCTGAAATGTTCGGAAACGGTCGCGCGGGCACAATCGTTTGCGGCGCGATTCAAGACGGTCGGAAGAGGTTCGATCCGGTCCATTCGCGATGAGTTCACCGAGTATTGGGAAACGCTTCAAGAGTACGTCGATCGTAGAGAACTGATCAATGCATACTTGCGCGCCATGGGGGACATTTCCGAGCTCAAGCACGTCGTCGGCGATGGGTTCCTTCGCAAGGTCCTGGACGATAACATTGAAAGGATCCGCCGCCGAGATCTTTCATGAAGCCTCTCTGATTTTCTTCCCAATGTAACGATCGCAACACACGATTTACATCGCACAGAGAAGAATGAATATCATTGCCACGGAGACGACGGGCGCGTCGTTGGTCAGCTGACCGCCCGGGTCCACAGCGGCTTCTACGGGGGGGTCCGCGGGGGCCTCTACGGGGGGCACGGAAGGTCTTGCAGGGAGCATGGACCGCACCTTGTCCGAGATGCACGCGTGAATGACCGCGTGCCCGGCTGCAGACGGGTGGATGCCGTCCGCGAAGAGATCCGATGACGCCGAGAGACCGGCGCCGCAGTCGACGACGTCCACGCCCGGGTACGCCGCCTCCACCAACGCGAACAGTCTCCGGTTGAATCTGGACGTGTTCTTCCACTTTGTCGGCAACAGTGCAATGACCAGGACGCGCGAAGTCGGCATGGTTTCCAGGATATGGTCTAACAGTTCGGCGTATTGGACGGTGACCACATCCGGGGCTCCCGGGTCGCCCCACAGCAAGTCATTGATCCCGACCAGTAACCCGACGACGCTCGGATCTGTTTCCGGCGACTCGCCGCGGTCCAGTCGCCACCGGACCTGGCCCACACGGTCACCCGGAATTCCCGCGGGAATGGCGTGCATGTCCGCGTAGATCTCGTCCCAAACGCTCGAGGTACCACCCACCCGGTCCGAGACGACGATGCCCGAATGGAAGGCGGTGATCGAGTCGCCGTACAGAACAAAGTCGATGGGGTCCGTCGCCCCTTGGATCTCGGCCGTGTGCATGCGGTGCGCGTCGATCCATCCTGTACGCTCAGGCTTTTGGGTCGCCCACATTGGCATGGACCCGGCGACCCATTTGACTTGCATCGCGATACCCAGACAGAGTGTCGCGATTATCATATTTTGCTTGTGGCGCTCCGCGGGTTACCGCTCCGCTACTGTCTCCCATTATGGTCTAACTACTTTACTATTGAATGAGTGCAAAAATCTTGGCGAGCGTGTG